ATTTTACAGGATTACTTATCTTAGCTCTTACAATACTAGCATTGTTTGTAGAACCTGCTTATCCTAGAAACGAATATTTAAATGAATATGGTGTAAGATGTGGTGAAATGGAGATAAGCACAGAAAGAAGAGATACTAATTATAATTATAGTGATAGTAGTTCAAATGAACAGCAAGGTATAAGATTTACTTATAGAAAATATTTAGGTACAGATTGTAAAACTTCTAAAGAAAATGTAGCAATCAAACAACAATTAGAATTAATGAAGATGTGTGGCAGAGTAAATAGTAATCCTAGTTTAGCTTTAAATAAAAACTTTAATTTACTTGTATCTAAATGTAGAGGTGTATCTCCCACAAATTCTAACAATAGACCTGATAATTCTCAAAGTTATTGGGATGAAATCAAAGATGGTTATAAAAAAGAAAACCCAGATATAACACTTATGGGTGATAAGAAGATATTGAAGATGCCACCTAAAGATTATAAACTACCAGTACCAGAATGATTACAGAACAAACACATTTTAAAACAGATTTAAAAACATTAATAATGATAGTGGTTGGTATCTCTATTGCTGTTTGGACTTATGCAGAAGTTAATTCAAGAATAGTACATTTAGAAATGTCTAAAGCATTAATGGAACAAGACTTACTTGAAGCTAGTACACAAAAACCAATAGATCAAGAACAGTTTATGTTGATTGAAGATTTATATAAAACTGTAGAAAAGTTAGAAGTAACTCAAGAACAAAATATGACAAACAAAGTTAATATAGAATTTTTAAGAGAACAATTAAATAAAGCATTATCTGATATAGAAAAATTAAAAGATAAACAAAGAGAGTTTGCTAATGGAAACAGTCATTAATACAGTTATTGCTCTTTGTATGTTTGTAGCTGGAGAGTTACAAGAACATAGAATACAAGATAAAATGTCTGATTGTCTTAAAGGTAAAAGGGAAGCCGAAAGAAATGCTAATAATAATATTGAATATAAATGTGGTAAAGTACAAGCCGAATTAGAAGAAAATATAGATGGAAGTAAATCTATTAAAAAGATAATATTAAACAAATAGAGGAGAATATTATGTGGTTAAATATAGCAGCTAAATTAGTTCCAGGTATGATTAAGACTGGAATGTCTATTGCATCCAATAGAAGAAAGACAAAAGAATTAGAATCAGTAGCAGAATTAAAGTTAGCTGAACGTATGGCTAATGGTGAGGTTGAATTTAAAAGAGCTGTTATTGATAGTCATAAAGGAGATTGGAAAGATGAATTTTGCCTCATCCTCATCTCAATTCCTTTGTTGCTTTTAGCTTGGTCAGTATTTAGTGATGATCCTGATATTCAGGCAAAGATAGATATTTTTTTTGATAAGTTTGCTAATCTACCAATGTTTTACCAGGCTTTAGTAGTAGGAGCTTTTAGTACAATTTTAGGTATCAAAGGTGTTTCTACATTTAAAAAGAAATAATGTCAGACAGTTTAGAAATAATAAACGAATATAAGGAACAGGTTAGAATATTAAAGCAAGAGGTAGCAGAGCTTCAAGATTCTTCCAAGTCCAAAGATAGTGCTAATAAAAGGTGCTTACAAAAACTTGAACATCTATCTAAAGATTTAGAGGATGCTAATAAAACTATTGAGGATTTAAAAGAAACAAACAAGATGATGTTAGAACACCCATAATGAAATTTATGTTAATACTTACTTTATGCTCATCTTTATATAATTCTTGCATGACACCTATAAAAATTGATAAATTATATCAATCTCATTTTAATTGTGCATTAGATGGTTATAAAATGGGTGGTAAAACTATTAAAAACTTTGGTGAACAAAGAGTAAATGATGAGATGCTTTATGTAAGTTTTGTTTGTAAAGAGATTGAGCAAACTTAATGTGGGGTGTTGTCTGGAAAAGAGATAATGACTTATATACTTTCTTTACAAATGTAATATTTGAAACAGAGAAAAAAGCATTAGAATTTAAAAATGCTCAAAAGTCTATGCGTAAAAAACATGATTGCAGAGTAGTAGAATTTGATTATAAATATTTTAAAGGAGTAAATGAAAATGAAATTAACTGAAAACTTTAGCTTAAAAGAGATGACACAATCTCAAACAGCTCTTAAAAACAATATAGATAATGAACCTAATGCAGAGCAAATAGAAAACCTAAGACAACTTTGCCAGACCATCTTACAACCGATTAGAGAGGACTTTCAACTACCAATCAAGATTACCTCTGGTTTTAGATCACCTGAGTTATGCGAAATTATAGGATCAAAATCTACCTCACAACATTGTGCTAATGAATGTGCAGCAGCTGACTTTGAAATACCTGGTGTAGATAATAAAAAAGTATTTAGACATATAATTGAGAACTTACCTTTTGACCAAATTATCTTAGAGTATTATGATGAATCAGATATTAATAGTGGATGGATTCATGTATCTTGGTCGCCAAATCCTAGAGAACAAGCTCTCACTAAGGACAAAGAAGGATATAAGACATGGTAATAAACAAGTCTAAAATGAAATGCAACAAACCTAAACGACAAGTTCAGGGTGGCAAAAAGTTTGTAGTCAAGGCTTGTAAAGGTGGTAAAGAAAAGATAATTAGATATGGGGATGCAAATATGACTATTAAAAAGTCTAACCCTGCTAGACGAAAAAGTTTCAGAGCTAGACACAAATGTGCTAGTGCTAAAGATGTATTTTCTGCTAGATATTGGTCTTGCAAAAAATGGTAACAATAGGAGATAAATTATGCCAATGGTAAATGGAAAAAAATATGCTTATACTAAAAAAGGTAAAGCAGCAGCTAAGAAAGCTAAAAAGAAAAAAAAAAGTAAGAAGAAATAATGAAAAAGGGTTATCATAAAACAAAAGATGGTAGAACTGTTAAAAAAGGTCTTTACTATTACATGAATAAAAAAAAGAAATCTGGTAAAAGCAAACCAGGTAAAGGTACTGTATCTGATAAGGCTTTGAAAAGAGCTAAGAAAACTGCTAAGAAAAATAAAAGATCATAATTGTAATTAGGTGTAGTTGCTAGTCAACTGGGTATGATGGAGGGGTAAAAGAAAACTTATGCCTAAAAAAACTTGGATTAAACCTAAAGTAATAATCATTGATATAGGAAAGTGTAAGTATTGTCATCAGGAGATGACGAACCAAGAAAGTTTTGTAGCCTTTTATCCTAGAGGTAAAGCTCATTATGTTTGCATGAAGAAAGCAGACGAAGATAAGACTTATGAAAATGAGTCTAAGTTTGATTGGTAAGGCAGCCATATTTCAGACTGCCTTTATACTTATTATTTAGGAACGCATTTGCCATGAATGACAATGTTTCCATTTTCTTGTTTTATTTTAATTTGTACTTTCTCATTAGGTTTACAATTTTTAAATTCATTTTGATAAACCATATCAATTGAAAGCATAACTTGATCCATTGGATTTCTACAATCTTTAATAGACTCCCAATTGTCTTTAATCAAATCCTCTAAATGATTACTCCCTTTCATCTTTATCCTCCTTTCTATCTTCATTAGTTTGTTCCTCTTGTTCTGACTCTTTCCGCAACTTAGCTAACTCTTTATAGTAGCTAGGGTGTTTCCATTCATAAGTCATTTTTCCTCCTTATTTTTTTTATAACTCATTATATCATATTGAGTTTTGCAAAATTTTTAGAAAAAAAACTTTTATTGAAGAATAGACGATTGAACTTTTAGGGTAGTTTATTTTAGGTGCGACAATGTTAGTTGTTTTTGGGTTTTTAGGTATTTTTTAATATCCCCAAAATTTCTTAGCATTATTTAAATAATCTTCGTTAGCATCACTATTCCAAAACATATGTGTAAAGTCTGGTTGGATGTAATCTTTAAGAATATTTGGATCATTACTGATCTTCATTAAGTTTTGTCTTACTTTAGCTCTTTGAATTATTCTAGGTATTCTTTTTTTAATATTCTCTGGTTTAAGTTCATCACAATTATCTGCATGATAAACTCTAAATTCTTTCTCATTGACATAACAAAGATAAACAGGAACTTCAAATACCGACCAATAAAAATCTACTTGTAATAAATTATAGGGTGAAGGCTTGTCAGGTAGCTTACCTGGAAACCAAGACCTAGTACCATCTTTCTTGACCATCCCCCTTCTTGGCATTTTGCATTTATCTTCAATAATAACCTTATCCCCTTTTAAATCTATGTAACCATGAACAGGAATATTGATACCATCAAACCATTTAAATGCCTCTATCTCTGGCTTACAAGACTCCCAACCTGGTATTGATTGATGAGCCTTATGACAATTAGCAATCATAGCTGGTACTATACTTTTATAATGACTTAACTTTTCTTGGTCATCAGGTGTAAGTGCAACTAATTTATCTAGCTTTTCTTGAACAGAAACAAACATTATTTAGTACCTAATGTTTTTTGATGCTCTTTGTAAAAGTTATCTCTTTCTTTTTCGTAAGCTATATTAAATTCTTCTGCAACTACATCTAATTCTTCGTAGTCATCTAAGAAATAACTCATTGGTTTTTTTAAGAACTTACTTATCTTTACCAAATTAATTAATGGTATTCGGTTCTCACCTTTTTCGTATTTACCTATTTGTTGATATGTATTCTTTAGAGCTTTAGCAACTTTAGTTAATGGAACAATAGTTTCTTTACCAGTAAACTCATTGACCTTAGTTCTTCTTGCTTGTCTTAATCTTTTACCTAAATCAATATAGAATTGATTATCTTCCTCAAAGTTTTTCTTAGCTTTATGTGATAGTTTCATTGTGTTCCTTCCTTTAATTTAGAGTATAGAATCCCTTAAGTGCTTATGCAACTTTTTATATATACTTAATTAAGTATATAAAAATCTAGCATCTTTGTTCTCTGCTTCAACAATTCTTCGGAATAATTGATTGTATTCCTTAAATGCTTTCAGAGTATGTACACATTGCCTTCCCTTATCTTTAGCAGCATAAACTTTTTTATGTGCCTTATCTAGCTTATTGTACAATCTAACATTGCTATTTCTTAAGCTCATCATTCTCCTCACCAATAAGTTTAATATTTGCACTAATAAGTTTGTTATCGGTGATATTTGCTTTTGCAAACTCACTAGGCATTTTCTGACTATGTGCTTTTTGTGTAGCATCTTCTACACTAGCACCATCAAAAATTTCTTCAAAATCTACTGCTAATTCTAAACTTGATCTTTTTAAAACTTTAACCATTTAAAACTATGTTTCTGCTATAACCAGAGTAATCTCTTTTAATCTCATCTCTTTGTTCTAGCTTTTCAATTAGCGAACTGATTGAATTTTTACTTTTGTAACCCATTTCATTAGCCATTTCTAAAAATGTTGGCATATATCCATGTTTTGTACTATAATTTTTAATATATTGCAATAGTCTGAGCATTTTGGGTGTCATTGGTCGTTTACCTCTTTGTTTTGTTTTCATCTATGACTAACCTCCTTAATAATTCTGCGTAGCCATTGATGTCATCAAAGCTATCTTTTTTATAACTATCTGATTGCATAACTCTCCAAAGTTTTAAAAAAATCATAAATAAACCAAAGAATTTAATTGGTATTTTAATATCTTGGTTGTTATGAATTGATAAATATTTTTCCATAATTCCTACCATTACATAAGAGGTATGGTCAAAGTGTCCATAATCATCTTGCTTTTGTTTTAATAATCTTTCTATCTCACTTATAAACTTTACATTATCTGACATAATTTCCTTTTTCGTCTTTGCAGTAATGAGCCATTACATTTTGATTTTTATATTTAGTTAGCACCCAAACCTCTCCATTGCCTTCTTTGTAATTTGGGTTCTCAACATACTTAACATTTTTTTCAAACATTTCATCACAAGTGATGGGTAATAAAGAATATGAAAAAGGTATCTTCTCATATTTTAAATTACCATCACCTGTGTATATAACTAAAATTAAAAAAACTACTTTCAACTAGAAAGGAATTTCTTTGCTTTGAGGTTTAGCTTGTTTAGGTCTAGGTTCGTTCTTGTAACCAGATAAAATATTACCTGATTCATTAATCCAACCGATTAAACCTTTGTGTCCACCAGCTTCAGAGTAATTCATTTCGCCAGTAAATTTATCATCACCTTTGAATAAAACTCCTACTTGAGCAAACACTTTAACAAACTTAGTATTACCATCTCTTGATGCACCTTTAACACCAAGTATTGTACCCTTGTTGCCATTATCTAAATTTACATTTCCTGAGAAATCAATTTTGATGGCTTTTTCATTGTTGGCATCATAAGGAAATAATACCCAATCCTTCTGCTTACCACTACCATTGTCTGACATTTTGTCCTCCATTTTGTTTGATAGATTGTTGTTGTGATTCAAAATCTTTTTCTATTGAATCATTTTGTTTCTTCCAATCTGAATACAAAGCTGTCAACTTGGTTTCTGTTGTTTGCTTTTTAATTGTATCTTTAATTGAAACTTGTTGAGTAGATCCCTTTTGATTGTTTAAGGCATTTACTAATTCTTCCGCACTAGCATATTCAGTTCCTGATAAACCAAAGGCTGCTAAACATCTTCCTA